ACTTCGCCCCGCGTCCCGCTTTGTATCTCCAATCTTCTATCCTTGTCTCTGTTGAGACCGAGGACGAGGAGAAGGTCCTGGCCGATTACACGGACACGGAGCTGATGGACGAGCTGTACCGGCGGAGGAGGGCTACCTATGACGCGGGTTGAGCGGCGCAGGCAGCGGCAGCGCCAGATCATCCTCCGCGTGTGCGCCGGTGTCGGAGCGCTGGCGTTCCTCCTGGCCTGCGTCCTTCTGCTGACCGGCGGCGGTGAGGCGGAGGAGACAGAGCCGGAGCCTATGGAGACGGCGGAGGCCGTGGTTGAGACCACGCCGGAGCCGGAGGCCATCGACCCGCTGAAAGCAGACAAGGAGGCCCTTGCAAGGATGGTGTGGGGCGAGGCGCGGGGATGCTCCACCACGGAGCAGGCCGCCGTCGTGTGGTGCGCTCTGAACCGATTTGACAGCGGGGACCCGTACTACGCCAACTGCATGACGATTTATGACATCGTGACGCAGCCCGCCCAGTTTGCCGGTTACGACCCGGAAAACCCGGTGGAGCCGGACATCCTGTCCCTGGTAGAGGATGTTCTGGTCCGATGGATGGCAGAGAAGGTCTGCGTCGGAGATGTGGGCCGCGTCCTCCCTGCGGAGTACCTGTACTTCACGGGGGATGGCCGGGTCAACAGCTTTCGGGACCAGTACCAGGGCGGCAACACCTGGGACTGGAGCCTGGATAGCCCGTATGAGGAATGAGTATGAAACTCACGCATCTTTCCCTGTTCTCCGGCATCGGCGGGCTTGACCTGGCTGCTGAATGGGCCGGGTTTGAGACTGTCGGTCAATGTGAGTGGGCGGACTACCAGACGCGTGTGCTTGAGAAGCATTGGCCCTCCGTTCCGCGATGGCGGGACATCCGCACGCTGACAGAGGAGAGTTTCTATGAGCGAACAGGACTACGAACAGTTGACATTGTTTCCGGCGGGTTCCCATGCCAGCCGTTCTCTAAAGCCGGACGACTTAGAGGCAAGGCAGACGACCGTTACCTCTGGCCGGATATGCTGCGAGTTATCAAAGAGCTGCGGCCCTCTTGGGTCATTGGAGAGAATGTTGCTAACATCCTCAATCTGGCGCTCGACGATGTGCTTTCTGACCTGGAAACCGCAGGCTACGAAACGAGGGCGTTTATGGTTCCAGCTCGCGGCATCGGCGCTCTGCATCAAAGATATAGATTTGCAATCGTGGCCTACTCCGACGGCGATGGACGGGGCGGACGGTCTCGCAAAGAGGTATCGGAAAGATGCAAACGGCACCAGGTCGATGCTCCTATCGCAGAAGGTCAATTACCTTGCGGGGGGGGGGGTTCTGGTCAACTGAACCCGGAGTGGGTCGAGTGGTTGATGGGGTTCCCTGTTGGGTGGACAGAATTAAGTCCCTCGGAAACGCCGTAGTGCCCCAGCAATTCTACCCATTTTTCAAATACATCCACGACATTGAGGAGGAGCTACATGGAGCGTGATGTGAAGCGCGGGTGCTGCTCCTGCACCAGCTACAAACTGACCATGAAACAGGAGCCTTGCAAGAGTTGTAAGGACTGGAGCAACTGGGAGGATAAGGACCATGAACAGACTGCAAGAAACGCGGATGCTGCTGGGACTGACCCAGCCGCAGGTGTCCGCAAAGCTAAAAAGCGTTGAACCGAGGGCGGATGTGGGCATGGTGTCCCGCTACGAAAAGGGCGTGTGCCTGCCTACCAAAGACCAGATTGCTGCCCTGGAGGACCTGTACGGCGTTCCGAGGACAGAACTTTTCGACCTGGAGGACCTGGACCTTCTGGGCCTCCCTGCCGTAGAGAGTGAGCCGACGGAGGAGAGCGAGAAAGTGGACAAGGCACCGCCGCCCAGCCACGCAGGGCGCTTCCGCAAGTGCTACCGCATCAGCCGGGAGTTTGCGGCAAGCCTGCCGGACGACCTGCTCCAGGTGTGCGGGTATTCCTCCTGGCAGAGCTGGCACGACGCGGCGCTCAAGCGGCTTCTGGCAGAATACGCGGCGAGAAGCCGAGGCATCAAGAAAAAGGAGGATAAGACAGCATGAGCGAGCAACTGGACAAGAAAAGCATCCTGGAAATGTCCATGGGTGCCATTCTGGAGCGGGTGGACTATGAGATGGGAAAGGTACTGGACAACATCCTGGACCCCAACACCAAGGCCACCGGCAAGCGCAAGATCACCGTCGGCCTTGAAATCGTCCCAAGCGCGGACCGCCGGACTATCACGGTACATACCACCGCGAAAAGCGCGCTGGTCCCGACGGAGCCTATCACCACAAGCCTGTTCATCACCAATCAGCCTGGGACCGGCGAAATGGTGGTGGCAGAAATGGTCCCCCAGGTCCCCGGCCAGATGTTCCTCGACGGCGGGGAGCAGGACAGCCCCAAGGTCCTAAAGTTCACCAGACAGGCGTAAAGCCACACATCGAAAGGAGTTTTTACCATGTTGAAAGACGCTATCCAATATCTCGTTTCCCTCAAGGACAACAAGACCTATACCATCAACGGCGAGACCTATTCCGACCGCGAGCTGCACCGCATCCCCCGCTATGTCCCCCATCCTTTCAGCCTCGGCGTTTCCGGCCTGGACAGCATCGTGAAGCTGGTCCGCAACGAGCTGGATATGTTCGACAACCTGCCCCTGTTCATCCGCGTGGACGGTGCCCGTAAGGTGTCCGTTTTCTCCACCTACGACGACGAGATGGACCGCGACACCCTGTATGAGGCATCCTGCGATGTGCCGGACTTCCGGGAGGGCTTCCGGGAGCAGGAGAACGCCATCATTGAGCTGCGGAGCAAGTTTGCACCCGGCCCCGGCGTGGACTACCTGCTGGACCTGCTCTCCCGCATGAGCAAGGACAGCGGCGTGACCACCCGCGACAACGGCGTGAGCCAGGAAGTGGAGGCCCGCCAGGGCGTCTCCCTCAAGGCGCTGGTGCAGGTCAAGCCCCGCGTGGCCCTGCGCCCCTTCCGCACCTTCCTGGAGGTGGAACAGCCGGAGAGCGAGTTCCTGCTGCGCCTGGACGATGACGGCAACGTGGGCCTGTTTGAGGCTGACGGCGGGATGTGGCAGCAGACGGCCAAGGCCAGCATCACGGCCTACTTTGAGGACAAGCTGGCCGAGGAGGTTAAGGACGGCAAAATCGTCGTGATGATGTGATGCAACCGCAGGTCATCATCTGCAAGGACCGGGCGGAATGGCTGGAGGCCCGCAAGGATGGGCTGGGGGCGTCTGACGCCGCCGCCCTCCTGGGCCTCTCCCCCTGGAAAACCAACGTGCAGCTCTGGGAGGAGAAGTGCGGGCTGGTCATCCCGGAGGACATCGGGGACAAGCCCTATGTGCGCTACGGCAACGACGCGGAGCCGCTGCTGCGCTCCTTCTTCGCCCTGGACCACCCGGAATACCGGGTGAGCTTCACCCCCTACAAGATCATCAAACACCAGGACCTGCCCTTCATCACCTGCACCCCGGACGGGGAGCTGGAGGAAACCGCCACCGGGCGGCTGGGCGGCCTGGAGATCAAAACCACGGAAATCCTCTCCTCAACCGGCTGGACCCATTGGAAGGGGCGCATCCCCACGGAGTATTACGCCCAGGTGTGCCAGCAGATGCTTGCCGCCGGGTGGCAGTTCGTGGAACTGCTGGCCCAGATTAAATATACCACGGCGGAGGGCGAGGACCGGAAAGAGACCCGGCACTACAAAATCGAACGGGCGGATGCCGAGGACGACATCGCCATCATCCGGCGGGAGGCGGTCCCCTTCTGGCGCTGCGTGGAGCAGCGGAAACCGCCCAATCTAAAGCTCCCGCCAATATAGGAGGACATTATGACGGCACCAAGAATTTGTAATCGCTGCGGGGCCGCCCTGGACGCGGGCGAAACCTGCGACTGCATGGAACCGGGGACCCCCAGCGGGACCCAGCACAGCGGTCCCGCTGGGTAGAGGACGAGCTGCGGAGTGAATGAGCCTTGCCCGACAGGGCGAGGCGAACGATACGGAGAAAGCGAGGACGATATGAGCATGGAATTTGTGATGGGCACCAGCCTGGAGGCTCTGCCCAAGACCATTGACTTCAACTTTGAGGAGCTGAAAGGGCAGCTTGCAAGCAGCCTGGAGCTTTACACCGGCCTGGTGGTGACGGAGGACGGCATCAAAGGGGCCAAGGAGGACCGGGCCAAGCTGAACAAGCTGCGGGAGGCCCTGGAGACCAAGCGCAAGGAGGTCAAGCGCGAGTGCATGGCCCCCTATACCGACTTCGAGGCCAAGGTGAAGGAGCTGGTGGGGCTGATTGACCAGCCCATCGCCGCTATCGACAAGCAGCTCAAGGACTTTGAGGAGAAACGCCGGACCGCCAAGCGCGCGGACATCCTGGCAATCTACGAGGAGACGGTGGGAGAACTTCGCCCTCTCCTCCCCTTTGAAAAACTGTGGCGGGACGAGTGGTACAACACCGGCGTTTCCATGAAGAAAATCCGGGAGGCCATTGTGGCGGCGGAGGAAAAAGCCGCGTCCGATCTGAAGGTCCTGTCTACTGTTGAAAGCGAATTTGCCGAGGCCGTCAAGATCAAGTACCTGGAGCGCCTGGATTTGAACGAGGCCCTGCTGGAGCGTGCGCGCCTCCAGGAGCGGGCCAAGCGCCTGCGGGAGTATGAGGAGCAGCAGCGAGCCAGAGCAGCCCAGGGCGCGGCCAACCTGTCAGAGGCGGAGCGGGCAGCGACTTCCGCCCGTGGTGCAGAGCAGACACCGGACCCTTCGGCCAATGCGGAGCAGGCGGGCACATGGGAACCCGGCGGCGGTGAAACCGCAGAGGAGACCGTCTATCTGCTGCGTTTCGAGTGCCAAGTAACACGGGGGCAGGCTGCGGAGCTTGCCGCGTGGCTCAAGGCACGCAACATTTCGTATAGGAGGATTTGACCATGGGCGTGAACAATTCTTTGCAGCGGCAGGGCGGCGGCAGGCCCAAATTCAGCGTTGCCATCCAGACCCCGATGTATCAAAAGCTCGTCAACGACACCCTGGGCGACCCCGCCCACGCCCGCCGTTTTGTGGCGGCCATCACCTCCGCCGTGGCGGTCAACCCGGACCTCCAGGCGTGCGACGCGGGCACCATCCTGTCCGGCGCGCTGCTGGGCGAGAGCCTGGGCCTCTCCCCCTCCCCGCAGCTCGGCCAGTATTACCTCGTCCCCTACAACGACAAGAAACGGGGCAAGGTGGCCCAGTTCCAGCTCGGCTACAAGGGCTACATCCAGCTCGCGGAGCGCAGCGGCCAGTACCTCGACATCGACGCGTTCCCCGTGGTAGAGGGCGAGTACAAGGGACGGGACCGTTTCACCCGCCGCCCCGTCCTGGAGTTCCTGGAGGACGACGGCGAGAGGGAGAACCGGCCCGTGGTGGGCTATTACGCCTATTTCGAGCTGACCAACGGTTTCCGCAAGGTGCTGTACTGGAGCCGGGAAAAGATGATGGGCCACGCGGACCGCTACTCCCAGGCGTTCCACCTGTTCGCCAGAGAGGCACAGGACCCCAGGTACAGCCGGGTGTCCTACGAGGATTTCCTGGCGGGCAACTTCCCCCAGGGCGACGAGTGGAAGTATTCGAGTTTCTGGTACAAGGACTTTGACGGCATGGCCTGTAAGACGATGCTGCGCCAGCTTATCAGCAAGTGGGGCATCATGTCTATTGACCTCCAGAAAGCCCTTGCAAGCGACGAGGCGGCCATGAACACCGACGGGACGGCAAATTACCTGGACACGCCGGAGGCCAGCAACACGGCCCCCTCAGAGGGCGAGGGCCGGGAAAACCCGCCGGAGCTGCCCGACGGCATTTTCAGCGAGGGCGAGGGTGGACAGCAGGCCCTCGCATAAGGAGGGGCAAACATGCCAAAGACCAACGAGAAAGACGCGTATTTTTTCTCCCATGACTGCAACGCGCGCAACGACCCTAAAATCCTGGCCCTTCGCTCCGTTTACGGGGCGGAGGGCTACGGGGTGTACTTTATGCTCATTGAGATTTTGCGTGAGCAGCCGGAGTACAAGCTGGCGGTCAACAAATACATCTGGTCTACGCTTGCAATGCAAATGCAGATGCAAGCCGACACTGTGCAGAAAATCATCGAGGACTGTTGCACAGAGTTTACAGACGGAGAAAGCAATGAACCTCTGCTAATCAATGATGGTAAACACCTATACTCCGCATCTCTTTTGCGGCGAATGGGACGCGTCGAGGATGTGTCACGCATCCGCAGCGCGGCGGCCCGCAAACGCTGGGAAAATCAGTCTTGCAAGGTTTTTGAGGCTGGCGGCGGAGATGTGGGGAATGATGCAAGCGGTATGCAAAAGCATAACAAAACGATGCAAAGAAAAGAAAAGGAAAGAAAAGAAAATGAAACTATTTGCACCATAGGTGCAAAAGAAAAAAAGCCTACGGCCAAAAAAAGAGACCCCTTTTCTGACTTTGCGAAAGACGACCCGGACCTGCTTTCCGCCCTCCGGGGCTTTGAGGAAATGCGGAACAAGATCAAAAAGCCCATGACGGACCAGGCAAAGAAACGCCTGCTCACGGAGCTGGCGAAACTGTCCGGGGACCGGGACACGCAGATCGCCATTCTGCACCAGAGCGAGGACCGCTGCTGGGCGGGCGTATTCGCCCTCAAGAGCGACCAGGACTACCAGCCGGGTGCCAGGGGCAGCAAGCCCCGGCAGACCAGCACAGCGGACAAGATGGGGGCGTTGCGGGACCTGCACGACGCATTTTCCGGGGAGGGCTGACCATGACACGGGCTGAAATGACGGAAATCTTCGCCGTGCTGATGATCGCCTATCCCAACGCGGAGATGTTCAAGGCACCAGACCAGCAGGCCCTCAAGGAGAAATTGGCCCCCACTATCACGCTATGGACCACCTGCCTGCGGGACATGGATTTCTGGACCGCTCAAAAGGCCGTGGTCCGGGTGTGCCGGACCTGCAAATTCCCACCCACCATCGCGGAGATGCGGGAGGCGGCGGATGCGGTGACGCAGAGCGTTCAAGGCGAGATCAGCAACGCGCTCCTCATGGCCTGCCAGATGGTCCGTTTCCGGCGGGAGGACGAGAGCCTGGAGAGCGTCTACAAAGAGCTGCCCGCCAGGACGCGGCGGACCATCGACGCGATGGGCGGCATGGAGGCGTTCGCCCCGCCGGACAGCCCCATGTTCAGCGCAAGGGAGTTCAAGCGGACCTATGAGCGGCTGCTGCGGTCTAACCCCATCGGCCTGCCCGGTGAGGCTATGGAGCAGAAGAAATTAAACTGACGGCAAGGAGGCTGGGCGGCGTGGGCTACTCTAACAGGACATGGGCGTGTCCGTACTTCAAGTGGGACGGCAAGCAGAAGGTCACCTGCGAGGGCGGCTGCGTCTCCCTGCCAAAACAGGAATTTTCCGAGTTTGTGGAGCGGTTTTGCGCCAGCCCTTCGGGGTGGCGGGATTGCCCGACGGCAAAGGCCCTCACACGGTATTACGAAAGGACGGAACCATGAGAAATTGTGATAAGATCAAGGCCCTGGAAAAGGAGCTGGGGCGCTACCGCAAGAAGGTGGAGGACCAGGACAAGGTTATTATGGCCCAGCACGAAAGCCTGGTCCTGGCCCATAACGGAGCGGCGGAGATACAGCGGGGCGTGGATGCCATCATCGCCCAGGCGGCGCTCACCTTCGGGACGGATGTTGCGGACGAGGAGACCGGGGAGCACATCGGCAAGCGGCTGGTCCTTCCGGCGTTCAGTGTGGACGACACCCTGGCCCGCTACGACATCCACGCAAGGAAGGACGAGGCCACACAGGCGTACATCGTGGGCGTGGTGCCCAAGGAGGCGGCCACATGAGCGTGCGGAGGAACACCACCAACCGGCTGACGCTGTTTCGCACCTGCGGGACCTGCGGAAAGCAGATCGTCACCACGGCGGACACGCCCTGGGTCCGCCAGGTGGAGCGGGACGGCAAGCGGCAGGCCACGACCTACTTCTGCTGCGAGAAGTGCTACGCGGCCAGCTACAAGCATATCGGCTGGTACGACGGCAAGGCCGAGGAGCGCCGGAGAAAGAAGGACCGCAACCGGGACCCGGAAAAGGAACGGGCGCGCCACCGCCGGTATCACCAGGAACACGCCGAGGAGCTGCGGGAAAAGGCACGGCAGCGCCGCCTCGCCAATCCCGGCATGGCCGCAGCAGACAGCGCCTACAACCGGCGAAAGCGCAAGCTGCTGGCGGCGGAGATGGGCGGTGCGGTATGAGGCGGGCGCTGCTGATCGCTTTGCTGGCGGCATTGCTGCTGACCGGGTGCTCCATTGAGCCGAACATCTCTGTCACCACAGGCAGGCACAGCGCCGACATCTACACCCACAACGGCTATCTGGTAAAGGGCTATGAGATCACCGGCCATGAGGACGGGAGCTTTACAGTGTCGGTGACGGTGCGGCGGGAGGCAGAAACATGAGCGAGAGGAGGCGGTTTCATGCAACCGGACAGAACCCCTCTTGACCTGGCGTTGGAACGGGAGGCCACCGGGGAGATCGACTACTGCGACGAGTGCGAGTATGTCGCAATCGTCCGGGGCGTTGGGTACTGCGGTGTCTGCGGGAAATTGCTGCTCCCGATGATGTTCGAGCGCGGGCAGGGGTACGGACCGGCCCGCCGGTGTGAGAAACGGAAGGAGGCGCGAGCTATGGGACTGAGCGGAGCCGACCTGGCCCGCCTGGGACCTGCGGCCCAGCGGCAGGTGATGGAGAAAATGGGGATGCTGGGCAAGCCCAGGGAGAGCAAGTATCACAACGAGCCGGACAGCCGGGGCAGGCTGCGCTTTGACAGCAAGAAGGAGGCGCGGCGGTATGACGAGCTGCTTGTGCTGCTCCGGGCCGGAAAGATACGGAACCTGCGCTTGCAAGCCCAGTACACCCTCCAGGAGAGCTACATCACGCCGGAGGGTGAGCGGGTGCGGGCCATCCGCTATGTGGCCGACTTCGCCTATGAGCGGCCCACGCTGCCGGACAAAAACGGGACCGTTTACTGGCTGCCGGTGGTGGAGGATGTCAAGAGCAGGGCCACCAAGACGGCCCAGTACGAAATGAAAAAGAAACTCCTGCGGGAGCG